TTTAATAGAGTGCCTTTTTTTTTATTATCTTTGTAGTATGATAAACTCTGTAAGGAATACTGTAATTGCTATTTTAAATAAAAATAACTACGGATATATTTCTCCATCTGATTTTAATTTGTATGCCCAACAAGCACAATTAGAATTATTTATGAAATATTTTTCTGATTACAATACAATTATAAACAAGGAAAATGCTAGGGGGTCAGGAACAGATTATGCCGATTTTGGAAAATCTTTTGCTGAACAAATGGAGGAGTTTATAGTAACAAATTCATTAACAAACACATCGGTAACTACTACTTTATCAAATACATATTACCTCCCATCTTTAGGAACCACAGGAGATGAAGAGTATTTAATAAATAAAGTATTGTGCTACTCTAAGATACTTGCAAGTGGTGTAAACACATCTGTTGTACTATCACAATTAATAGATTCATCAGCTAATTTTTCTTTAGCAGGAGTTTCAGTTGGAGATATTGTAACTAATACTTCAGTTGCCGCCCCAATGTTAACAGCTACAGTAACATCTGTAAGTGCTACAGTATTAGGTCTTTCTGCAAATATATTTACATTAGTGCCTGAGTCTTATAGAATCGTTGATACTTCAGTTCAAAATGAAGCAGAAAAAGTTACAGCAGGAAAGATAACATTATTAAATATGTCACCTATCACATCGCCATCTGTTAACTATCCCGCATATACTCAAACAGGTGACTCAATAACTTTTTATCCATCAAGTATTATAAACTTACCATTGCAAGTTGAAGCAACTTACTTTAGGTATCCTAAACCACCTAAATGGACTTATATTTCTTTAGCAAATGGTGAGCCTGTGTTCGACCAATCACAACTTGATTACCAAGACTTTGAAATAGGAATGCAAAATGAAACTTCATTAGTTGTCAAAATACTTCAGTATTGTGGTATATCAATTAGAGAAACATTAGTTGCTCAATTTGGAAAGCAAGAAGAGATGGAGAACAATGCACAAATACCATAATATATAAAACATGGCGTATATATCACAGTATGAATATTATGAGAATAATGGAAACAATCCCGAGGACTTAAATTGGGGTTCGTACCAATATGTTAGTTTAGCTGATATAGTAACTAACTTTCTTTTAATGTACTCAGGTAATCATTCTTTAGTAAACAACGAAGAAAGATATAAGATATTGTTTCACGCAAAACGTGCAGTTCAAGAACTAAACTATGACGCATTTAAAGAAATAAAAATATTGGAATTAAATGTTCCAAATACATTAAGATATATCTTACCTTCTGACTATGTTAATTGGGTGAGAATATCTGTATATGAAAATGGTTTATTAAGACCATTAAGTGAGAACATTCAAACACTTTCATCAAAAGCATACCTTCAAGACAACCTTTCAAATATATTGTTTGACCAAGATGGCAATGCTCTTTCTCCTCAATATTCTAGTATAGATTTTGATAGAATTACAGGGACAAAGAAGTCAATATACTTAAACCAAGCAAGCCAATTTAATGGACAAATGGGATATAATGTAGATGGGTATTGGTATTTTGATTATGCTATAGGTGCAAGGTTTGGGTTAAATACAGAAACTGCAAATGCCAATCCTACATTTACAATAGATAAAAAATCAGGGGTTATAAACTTTGACTCAGGAATGTCTGAGAGGTTATGTATTCTTGAATATGTTTCTGATGGAATGGAAAACGGAGACAATTCTTTGATTACTATAAATAAACTATTTGAGGCATATGTTTATGCTTCTGTGAAATATGAAATTTTAAACGCAAAGTTTGGTGTCCAAGAGTATGTTATTCAAAGAGCTAAAAAAGATAAGCAGGCGTTATTAAGAAATGCAAAGATAAGAATAAGCAATATTCATCCCGGTAGACTTTTAATGAACTTAAGGGGATTAGATAAAATGTTAAAATAATATGCCAAAGTTTACTAGAAATTTTACTGCAGGTAAGATGAACAAAACTTTCGATGAGAGAGTTGTTCCTAATGGCGAGTATATTGATGCAATGAATATCAGAATGGGTTCGACGGAAAATTCTGAATTTGGAGTTATTGAAAATACAAAAGGAAACATTTCACTTACAACTTTAAAGTTTCAAAATACACTATTAAGTGTAGATGCTAGGTGCATTGGTGCATATGAGGATGGTTCAATAGAAACTATTTATTGGTTTGTACATGACCCTAGTTTTCCACTAGGCAACACAAATAAACTTGACTTAATTGTTTCATATAATACAAACACACTTTCTTTGACGTATCACGTTATCACCATAGACAATGGGGGTGGTGTAGATACAACATTAAACTTTAATCCTCAGTATTTAATTACAGGAGTAAATAAAATAGAAGAGTTATTATTTTTTACAGACAACTATAATGCTCCAAGGTCAATAAATATAAATAGAAACTATGCTATACCTTCGGGTGCTCCGCTTTATGATGCGGGAGGTCTTACAGGACAGTTATTACTTGAAGAGTCATTGCTTGTAATTAAAAGACCACCTTTAGAGTCTCCAACTGTACAGTTAGTAAATACTCAAGGAGAACAGAATTTTATGGAGGAGAGGTTTATATCGTTTGCTTATAGATATTTATATGCCGATGGTCAATACTCAGCTACATCACAATGGTCTGACATTGCTTTCTCGCCAAATGGGTTTGAATTAACTATTGAGGCGTATTTGAATGAGGGAATGATAAATGCATTCAATGCTTGTAAGGTAACTTATTATACAGGAAACTCTCTTGTTTTAGGTATAGACTTATTATTTAAGCAGTCGGAAAGCAATATAATAAAAATAATTGACAAACAAAATAAAGCAGATTTAGGTATTCCAAACAATACATATAAAACTTTAACATTTGACAACAGTAAGATTTTTACTGTCCTACCTGAAGCAGAATTATTAAGGTTGTATGACAATGTTCCAAGATTTGCTCAAGCTCAAACGCTTATGGGCAATAGAATTATGTATGGAAACTATGTTGAGGGATATGACTTGGTATCACTTAATGGGCAACCACTACAACTTACATATGAAGCAAATTTAATACAAGAAGACATAGCATCAGAAACTTTAGACTCAAGTGCTCAAACTTCTGTTTACACTATAGATGGAAGTCATAGTGTACCTAGTTCTATTTTAAGAATAGACTTTGCTTCTTTTGGACCAAATTACAATACAACCTTAATAGTTGGGGCTACAATACAAGTCCAATTAGAATTTACACACGACAGTTATACAGGCGGCACGCCTACTCAACCAACGGGTAATACAAATATTTCATTGACATTTACTCTTGCTCAAAATTATTTAAGTCCATATGCTTTGTCTCAAAGTGCTGAATTTCAAGAATGGGTAGGAACACTTACAAATATACTTCCTGTATATGACCCTATTCCTACAACTTTAACTTCTTGTGATGGAAGTACACTTACAGATTATTTTAATTGTGCTATACCTCTAAATCAAGCTGTTGGATGGCAAAAAAGAGCTTCAGGAATTACTGTTATAGACGAACCGATAAAAATAATAGCGTCTAATTTAAACACTTATATTGACTTGCAATTAGTTGCAATGCAATACGAAGACACAAACAATCTTCTAACTTATGCGTATGAATACTATAGCATAGCAAGTAGTATTGTTACATTTTCAAAACTTGGAAACGCAAGAAGCTTGCATAGCAATAGGGGATATGAGATAGGAATTGTTTATATGGATGAATTTTTACGTTCATCAACAGCCCTTGTAAGCCCTTTAAATGTGGTCTACACCCCTTGCTCATCATCGGTAAATAAAAACTCAATACAGGTCACTATACCTGTGTCACAAGTTGCTCCATATTGGGCGACAAGATATAAGTTTGTAATAAAGCCTGACCAAGAGGGATACCAAACGGTATACTCAACCCTTGTAGTACAAGACGCAGATTTAATTTGGTTTTTACTTGAGGGTGAGAATATGCAAAAAGTTGAGGTTGGAGATAGACTTATTGTAAAAAAAGATTCAAGTGGACCAACTGAAAGTTGTATATATACAACTGTTTTAGAAAAAATAGCAAAAGATAAAGGAACAGGACCTTTTCCTATTGCCGGAGTGTACATGCGCTTAGAAGCAGGTAACTTTAACTCAGAGGTTAGTGCTATACCAATTTATAATGATAATGGTTCAGGAGCAGAAATAGCTATTGTTGATTGGTCAGACCCTGCTTTTCCTGTTCCTCCTTCAGCAGTATATACGGACCTTGATGTTCCTATTGGTTCAACAATAGGATTTATGCTATACACTTATAGAAACCCAAATTTTGGATGTAAAAAAAGAGAAGTAAATGGAGGTAACGCTTATTCTTATTTTACTGCAACTCAATCTTATGCTAACTTAGAAAGTTGGTTTTTAGGAAATCTATCGGCTATTATGGCAACTTTTAGTAGCATACAAAATGTTCAAATGACTATATCATGGTATGGTGTTTATAGTTTATCTTATTCTGCAATGAATACTTTTGTGACTAATGCTGTTTCTTCAGATGATATGAGATTGTATATAAATCGCGACCCTAGTAATAATCAACTAACTTTTTGGATGTCGGGCACTGAAGCTTGTAATTGCTTTGATTGCGATTCAGTAGCAAGATTAAAATTTTCATTGCAAAGAACTACAACAGATCCTGCATTTATATTTGAAACGCTTCCAATAGATGCTTTGCCCGATGTCTTTTTAGAAAATAATTTATCATTTGCTATAAATCCTACTACAGGAGAACACGATGGAAATGTAGCTAACCAAGACTTTGCTTTAGGTCAAGCTGCAGTTATAGACACAGGATTCTTTAATTGTTTTTCTTTTGGCAATGGAGTTGAAAGTTATAAAGTTAGAGATTCAATAGTAGGAAGAGAATTTAATCTTGGGGAAAGAGTTACATCTGTTTCTGCTCAAGATTATAAAGAAGCACATAGATTTTCAGATATAACATATAGTGGTATATATAACCCCGAGTCTAACCTAAACAAATTAAATGAGTTTAATTTAGGACTTTTAAATTATAAGTATTTAGAGTCTTCCTTTGGATATATATATGTTTTAGATGGCAGAGAAACAGATGTTTTATGTCTCCAAGAAGATAAGGTATCATATGTATTGGCAGGAAAGAACTTGTTGTCTGACGCAGGTGCAGGTAGGGCACTGACTGCAGTTCCTGAAGTATTAGGAACTCAAATTGCAAGAACTGAAAAATATGGAATAAGCCACAACCCTGAAAGTTATGTTCAATGGGGTGCTGATAGATATTTTACTGATGTAAAGAAAGGCGCTGTAATTCATATTCAAGGAGATTCAATGCAAAGCGACCAACTCAGAGTAATATCTGAATTTGGAATGAGGACTTGGTTTAGAGATGAATTTATTGACACTCAAACTACACAGAAACTTGGTGGCTTTGACCCATACATGAATGAGTATGTACTAACAAGTAATGACATACAAATACCAAGTATAGTAGACTGTTTTGGGTGTGGTCAAATAAATTCATTTAATATAGACAATACAGGTAAGCCTGTAAGAGTAATAAGTTATTGTGTAAAGTTAACTAACTGTATTGCAGATGGAAATATTGTATTAACAACATTTTTGTTACCTAATGGTGACCCATCTTCAGGTTTAATTACTTTAGATGTCACTTATGATGGACTTTCAATAGTAAATATTATTAATGGAGTTGGAACAATAAGTGTTCCTTATAGTGTAAATAATCCTCTTGTACTTGAATTGCAAGTTGTTGTCACTATTGCAGCAGGAGCAAATGTAGTTTTTGATGTTGATAATCAATGTCAAGAGTGCGACAGGTTGTTTATAGTTGAAGTAGTCATTACTGACGGTTCAAATGCGGGTATGTTTATACACAATCAATATAATTATACTGAAACTACAATACCATATTCATCGCCATTGCAAAGTAATCAAGTTACTTTTGCTTTACCGAGCTCTAATCCCCTTGTGTCATATTATAACATTGATGCAGGTTTTCAAGGTCAAGGAAGTTTTCCATACCCCGGAGTAGATATGAATCTATATACAAATAAAATAGGCACTGATGACTTTGATGTTACAGTTCCTCCTAATAAATTCTTGTATCATACAGGCAATGTACTTTATGCTAATAGCCCGGGAGGTATTACATCACTTCTATCTGTTGCTACAAATATAAGTCCACTTACACAACCAAGTGTAGCTCAATGGAAAGGAACTTTTACTACTCCTGCCTTAAATAATTTCTTGTATTTAATTTGGGACTTAAGACAAAGTACGGCTATAGATTTGTGTTTTAGTGCAGAGGATTGTACAACTGCTTGTACAGAATGTTATACCCCTCCTCCTTGTAATTGTGGGTCTTGGCTTGTTGTAAATAATAATAATCGAGTATGGAGTTCAATTAGTTATGTTGATTGTGATGGAAACAATGCTATAATTGGAGATGAAGGAGATTATGGATATGACTTCCCTGCTAAAGGAGCGCTATTTATATGTGCTAGAGATTTCCCTGAAGATTTTAGAGAGCCATCTTTTACTTATATCTATTTAGGATGTTTTTGTTGTAGCCATCAATGTTTAACTTTTGATGTTGTAAGTAATTCTGATGTTGATATTGAGTTTGATGGTCTAGTGGGTTGTGGAGCAACCACCCCTTCATCTACTATATTTTCATCTAGGAGTACGGTAAGTCTTTGTCTAAACGTTTATTTAAGTTTAGGGTACTTTACTATACTTCAAGGAATTGAAGACATTGAATTATTAGACTTTCAATTTCAAGGATGTGGATGCACAGGACTTTGTTGTTCTACTTATTATTTTTATTCAGTAGAGACACAACTAATTTCTTATATAGACTGCGATGGATTTTTAGCAGAAGGCGTTACAGTTAAAGCTAATGCAGGACTATTTATTTGTCTTTCAGAGATAGTTGACTCAGGAACATGTCTTTTTACTCCATTAAATGAGTGTCTATGTTGCGCAAGAGAGTGCTATACTATTACTGCAACAAATAATTCTGCTGATACAATTATAGTAACTGCTATTCCTACTACTTGTTTTGGTTCCCCTGAAACTATTGCCGCAGGTGCTTCAAGATTAATTTGTGTTGGTGAAGGAACAACTTTAACTTATAGTGGAAGTGGTGACGCTGCAGACTTAGCAATGGAATTTTCTGAATGTGATTGCCCACCACTTTAAAAATAAAAATTATGCCTACTTCAACTTATTATTTAGATTCTACAGACCTTGCAACAGCAGAGCAAATATATAACGATGATCTTATGTCATATTTTGCCGCTCAGGGATTTTATTCTGATGGTATTATTTGTAGGTATTGGCATGAAGTGACCCCCGGAATTTGGGTTTTAGACCCTGCAACTTATTGTGATAATTAGATATGAGCTTTAAAACACTTACATATAGCCCTGCCGTTCAAGGATGGCCTTCATTCTACTCTTACAATCCTGATTGGATGATAGGAATGAACAACTATTTCTATTCCTTTAAGGGTGGGAATTTATACAGACATAGCTCAAACACTTTTAGAAATACATTTTACGAACAATGGTGTTCGCAAAATATTCCTGCATTAAACCCATTTTCTCCAACAACACTTAAGAGTGTTATAAATGACTTGCCTCTTGAGAACAAGTTATTTAAGACAATGGACTTAGTTGGCGATGCTCCTTGGGCCGCAACAATGACAACTGACTTACAATACTCAGGGTTTATAGACCAAAATTTCTTTGAGAAAAAAGAAGCTACTTGGTTTGCGTTTGTAAGGAATAGTGGAACTACTCCAATGTCTGCACCTGAATATCCATTAAGGAGTGTTAATGGAATAGGAAATAGTACAAGTGTTATTTTTGGTGTAGGTATAGCAACAATTAACTTTTCAATAAATCCTCTTATTGCTATAGGAACTATAATAAGTATTGGAGATATTGTTTACTTTTCATCATCCGCTATAGGTGCAGGAATTGTAATAGATGTTGTCCAAGACTATGTTGCAGGAGACAACTATATTGTTATAGATACCACACCTATTTGGACTACTCCTATACCTACACAAACAGAATACTTTTTATTTAATAAAAACTCTATCGCAGAATCTCACGGAGTATTGGGTCATTATTGTTTATTTGAATTATCAAATAACTATGCTACTAAGGTAGAATTATTTGCTACTGAAAGCGAGTTAATGAAAAGTTTCCCTTAATTTTTTATATCTTTGTAGTTAAATGGACTTTAACATTAGACCACTTAATAGCAATGACTACGACGACATTCTTCTTGGATGGTGGAAGGATTGGGGATGGGTAGCTCCTCCAAAAGACTTCTTACCTCAAAATGGAGAGGGTGGTATAATCATTTTAGATGGCGATGTTCCTATTTGTGCAGGATTTTTATATGCGTCAAACTCAAATCTTTGTTGGGTTGATTGGATTATTTCAAATAAACAATATAGAAAAAAACCACATAGGACAGAGGCAATAAGGTCATTGTTAAAAAATTTAACAACGATGGCTACTAATTTGGGGTTTAAATATTCATATGCACTTATAAAACATAGACCACTCATTGAAAAATATGAAGAGATTGGATATGTTAAGGGTGATAATTACCAAGTAGAAATGATAAAAAAATTATAATATGGCAGCATTAACATCAATAGCAGCAGGAGTAGGTATAGCAGCATCGGTAGGCGGTTCAGCAATGTCTTTTTCTCAAGCAAACAAACAAAAAAAACTTCAAAAAGCAGCTGAGTCAGAAGCAGATAAAGCAATGGCAGCAGCTCGAACAAGACTTGATGTAAACTATATGGATGCATTGTCAGTTCAAAAAGAACCTTACGAACTGCAAAGAGAAGCTATGCTTTCTCAAGGCACACAGGCTACAGATGCTGCACAAGAATCTGAAAGAGGAGCGGCAGCAGGGGCAGGTAGAATTCAAATGGCTCAGAATGAAGCGCAAGGAGCTATAAGAACAGCAATGGGTGGAGAACTTACTGAGATTGAAAGATTAAAAGTTGCTGAAGAGTCTAGATTAAGAGATTTACAAACACAGTTAGATTTAGGTGAAGTTGAAGGTGCGCAAATGGCAGCAAGAAATGCTCAAGAAATGGCAGCTCAAGCAACAACACAAGGATTTGAAGGACTTCAAAGTGCGGCAACACAGGTTGCTAATTTAATTCCTTTATATCCAAATTTAGGTGGCAAAGAAGCAGTTGCAGGAACATTAAAAAATACTACGGGAATTTTTCCTAATCCTACACCAACACCACAAACATATAAAACTCCTGATTGGATGTCTTGGGCTAATATTTCACGTCAAAATCAAGGTATTTTTCCAAATGCAGGTGCACAGGCACAGTTACAAGCACAACAATCAAACAATCTGTCTTGGCTTAATCCTTTTCCTCAATAAAAATAATATATGGCAACATTTTATAAATACCAAGAACGTGACCTTGACAGTCAAGTAAATTATGCTGACATTGGTCTTGGTATATCAAATTTAGTTACAGACCAACTTGCTACAAGAAAAGCAAAGAAGGAAGCATATGACGACCAAGTAA